GGCATGGAAAACGATGATGCCGAGGACGAGCGTGATTACCAGAGAAGAACTGTACGAGTTGGTTTGGTCGGCGCCAATGATCAAGGTCGCTGACAAGTTCGACGTATCGGGCAGTTACCTGGCGCGGGTATGTACCGCGCTGCGAGTGCCCCGTCCGGAGCGTGGCTACTGGGCGAAGCTCGCGGTCGGCAAGGCGCCGAAACGGCCGGCACTTCCAGAGCCGCAGCCGGGCGATCCGATCGTGTGGTCTCGGACCGATGAGTTTCCCGCTCCATCTGTGCCCACGCCGCGACCGACACCTAGACCCCGCGTCCCACGACTGACCCGGCACGTCACTGGCACCCACGGTCTGATTCGCGGCGCGAAGGAACACTTCCTCGCAGGCCGCAAGGTCGACGAGGGCGAACACTTGAAGCCGTACAAGAAGCTGCTGGTCGACATCACCGCGTCCCGCTCCGGTCTCGACAAGGCCTTGGAGTTCGCTAACGACCTGTTCAATGCCCTGGAGTCTGCTGGCCACCGCGTGGTGATCGCGCCGCCGGATGCCCAGTTCTGGAGGGAGCGCATCGACGAGAAGGAAGTGCCCCCGAAGAAGGACCCCCGACACGATCCATACGGGTACGACCGACGCTGGTCACCCTATCGGCCGACGGTCGCCTATGTCGACTCGATTGCCTTCGGACTGGCAGTGATCGAGATGACCGAGTCGGTCGAGATGCGGTACGTCAATGGCAAATACATCCGGGAATCGGAGTACGTGCCTCCCAAGAACAAGCGCTACCACGATCACACCTGGACTTCGACTCGGGACCTTCCGTCCGGTCGATTGCGGTTAATCGTGTACGCGCCGTACCGCAGCGTGTCCTGGTCGACATCGTTCCAGGAGACGAAGGCTCGATCCCTGACGCAAGACATTCCCCAGATCGTGAAGTCGATCGAGGCTGAAGTCGCGCCCATCATCGAGAAGCTTCAAGAAGCCGACCGGCAGGCCGAGCTTCGGAGGCTGGAACGGCTTGCAGAGGAAGAACGGCGACGGCACGAGGAAGACCGTCGCCGCGAATCGCAGTCCATCAAAGATAGCCACGACCAGCTTGAGCAAGTCATTCAAGCATGGTCGAAGGTCGTCAGCCTGGAGCAGTTCTTCCAGGGCGTTGAAGATCGGGCACAGACACTTCCCGAGAGGGAACGTCAGGGTGTGCTTGACCGACTACGGCTCGCCCGAGAGTTCGTCGGCACGCAGAACCCCTTGGACTTCTTCCGGGAGTGGAAGACGCCCACCGAACGATACGTTCCCCTGTCGCAGCGCGACCCCGGCGCAGGAAATGTCGATGCCGACGAGAACGATGAATGCGAGGATGAAGACGCCGGGGCTTGGTGAGATCTCTACGGCATCAGCGATCGAACGCTACGACGACTTCCCGTTGCGCTACCCAGTCGGTCGGAAGCGGATTCCTTTGAAACCAGATCAGGCTCATGCAGCGCGGCTGCGTGCCCGCCAGAATGGCCTGGATGATGGCGGGCTCCAGTAGGGTCAGGCGCAGCAGTTCGTTCACCGTCGAGTGATGCAGGCCTTCGCGCTGGGCGATGTCGGTGCCGCTGGCCACCACGCCGTCGTCGAGCAGTTGTTGCCAATAGAAGGCCCGCGCCAACGCTACCAGCATGGGGCTATCGAACTGGCCGCGTGCGGTCGGACTGCTGCTCTCCCCGTCCGGTCGGATCACCACCTTGCGAACGCCGCGCTTGCGGATCTGCAGCGGGATGAAGGTCGAGAGTTTCACGGCCCCGCCATCCATGCGCTGTTGCACGGTGGCCTCGCCCGATTGGCGTATACGCGTCATACCGTCATCTCCACTTCGACCAGTTCCGCGCTGATGCTGCCGGGGCGCAGTTCGTCGATGAGTTCCACCCAGCCGGCGTCGCGCCAGAGGATCTCCAGTCCGTCGTCGCCGATCAGCACCCGCTCGATCAGCAGTTGCGCCAGGCGCCGCTGTTCGGCCGGAAACAGCGTGGACCATACGGCGGCGAGCTGGCGCATCGGCACCACCACCCGTGCCTGGTCGAGATCGAGGCCGCTTTGGCGTACCCGGTCCCACACCGCTTGCACGCTCTCCGGCGCCCGCAATACCTGGCAGATCTGTTCCACCACCAAGGCCTCAATGGGCTCGGCGGGCAGGCTGCCGAAGTCGGAGGCGCCTGCCCCGTAGTGCCGATCCTTGCTCGGGGTGTAGTAGCGGTAGCACTGGCCCTTCTTGGTCGTGCCGGTCGGGATCAGCCGCTCGCCGCTGGCGGTGAAGATCAATCCGCGCAGCAACGGCAAGCCGCGCCCGTCCGTAGCCACCGCCGCGCGCCGTTCCTCGGCGGTCTGGGCCAGCACATCGTGGGCGGCCTGCCACTGTGCCCTGGTCAGGATCGGCGAATGCTGCCCCGGGTAGTAGCGCCCCTTGTGGACGATCTCACCGAGGTACATGCGGTTGTGCAGCAGCTTGTAGATCGACTGCTTGCAGAAGGTGCGGCCCGTCTTGGTTCGGATGCCTTCGGCCGCGTAGCTGCGCACCATGTGGGTGGTCGAACGATCGCGGGCGAAGTCCGCGAAGATCCGCCGCACCACCGCCGCTTCCGCCTCGTTGACGACGAGCAGTCGGTTTCGCACGTCGTAACCGAGCGGCAGCGGCCCGCCCATCCACATGCCCTTGGCCTTGCTGGCAGCGATCTTGTCGCGGATACGCTCGCCAGTGACCTCGCGCTCGAACTGGGCGAAGGACAGCAGCACGTTCAGCATCAGCCGCCCCATCGAGGTGGCCGAATTGATCTGCTGGGTGACCGCGCTGAAGCTCACGCCGCAGCGGTCGAACACTTCCACCATGCGCGCGAAGTCGGCCAGCGAACGGCTGAGCCTGTCGATCTTGTAGACCACGACGATGTCGATGCGGCCGGATTCGATATCGGCCAGCAGCCGTTTCAGCGCGGGCCGCTCCATATTGCCGCCGGAGAACCCGCCGTCATCGTAATCGTCCGCCACCGCGATCCAGCCCTCATGGGTCTGGCTCTTGATGAAGGCGTGGCCGGCTTCCTTCTGCGCGTCGATGGAGTTGAAGGACTGGTCGAGGCGTTCGTCGCTGGAGACGCGGCAATACACAGCACAGCGCTTGGGTGAGGCCAGGATGGCAGTGCTCATCGTTTGCCTCCCTTGCCCGGTTTGAGCCCGAAGAACTTCGGCCCCGACCACTGCGTGCCAGTGATGTGGCGCGCCGCCGCCGACAGGCTCTTGAAGCGCTGGCCGTTGAGTTCGTAGAGGCCATCGGCGGTGACGGTCACCCGGTACTCGCGCTCGTCCCATTCGCGCAGCAGCACCGTGCCGGGCATCAGATGGCATTCGGTGCCGCGCCCGGCCTGCTTGATCTTCGAGAACTGCGCGCCGCGCTCCACCAGATAGCGGCGCACGCCAGCCGGCAGCGGCCCGTAGGCCTGCTCCTGCAGCCAGTAGGCCAGGCGCGATTCCACGTAGTGGCGGTTGGTGTGGGCCGGACGGCGCGGGAAATGCGCGTCCCACAGCGCCCAGAGGTCTTTCATGGGCAGGCCGGGCAGCGCCGCCACCTGCGCGCTGATGCTGTCGTTCATTGAGGTATCGGTCATCGTTCATGTTCCTGTGGTTGAGACAGGCGATGAACGCACTGTGGCGGGCAGAAGCCAAGCTGAAACCCCTCTCAGTGGGCCGAAAGATCGGCATCCAGCGCGTTACTGGCCGCCTCCAGGGCCTCCACGGGGATCTCGATCTCGTACCGCCCCTGCTCCCGCGTGAACCCCGCCCGGTGCCGCGCCACCGCCGCCCGGGCGATCACGCCGATAAAGGCTGGCAACTGCTCTTGCAATTCGATCTCTGCGACGATGGCCTGCGCGCCCTGGTAGCTGTCGCGTGCCAGACGGATCTGCTCCGGCAAGGCGTCATGCTCGCGCTGCAGGGCCTGGATGCGCCGTGCTACTTCGTCGCGGGTATGGCGGGTCGCGGTCAGTTCCGCGTGCAATGAGGCGAGTGCCGCCGGGATGGCCGTCAGCTCACCGGCGTTCATCAGGTGGTTGGCGGTGAATTGCGTGTCGTGGGCGATCTGCTGCTCGACAGACTCGATGCGCGCATCGAGCTGCGCCTGCAGGTTCTTAGCCTTGTTAATCTCCTCGGCCAGTGCCGTGCGGCGGTCGGTCAGCGCTGCCATCTCGGCACGTGCTGCCTCCAACTGGGCGGGTGCATTGACCTTGCGCTTCAGCCGGACGTGATCCTCGCGCAGCGGCACCAGATCCTGCTGCAGTTGTCGTGCGATCGCTTCGAGCTGGTTCTTCTCGCGGAACAGGCGCTGCTCGGTCATCGACCAGTGTGTGGAATTCGAGCGCTGTTCCAATTCGTGATAGGCGCGGCGTTTGGCATCGGCTTCCTGCTGCGCGTTACTGGCAGCGGCCTCGGCCTCCTGCAGCTGCTGGGTCAGCGCATCGAGTTCGCTGCGCAGGGTGTCGAGGTAACTGGTGGATGACTGGCGGCGTGAGGGGTTCGATTTCATGGGCGGGCTCCTGGGGTTGGCATCGCCACGACACCACGTCGCAGCGACCGTTTCGCACTGTCGAAATGGTCGCTGTCAGAGACTGGTTTGGTCGATCAGGGCGCAGCGGGCGAATGTGGAGCGCTGATAGCGGCTTCGTATTGCTGCTTGTCGCAGCGTGCGCACGACTGAAACTTTGTCGAAGTTCGGAACGCTTCGAACGCATGCGCACTGCTGCGGATTCCAGTGCCTCGCACGTCATTGCCTCGCTGGCGAGCACCGCGAAGAATCCCGCTCATCAGGTGTCACCGAGCCCCAGCGAGGGCCGCTGCGGGCACCGCCCACCGAACGGGAGTCACAACATGAACGTCACCCTGCCACCCACCGAACTGCTCAGCCCGCGTCAGCTCGCCGCGCGCTGGGGCTTGTCTGAAAAAACCCTCGAACGCTGGCGGATGCTCGGCACTGGTCCTGCGTTCCTCAAGCTCGGCAGCCGCGTGCTCTACAGCGTGGCCGAGGTCGAAGCGCACGAACGCCAACGCACCCGCCGCTGCACGGCGGGCGATCAGCCAAGCGAGGTGTGGGCATGATGAACCGCCAGCAGCGCCGAGAGCGCGAACGCATGACACGGCATCTGCGCGCCCACATCGCCCGGCACGGCATCGAGCCGGTGCTCGACAAGATGTTCGGCCCTGGCAGCTGGCGCTATGACGCTGACGAGGAACTCTGGATCGTGCCCGACACCCAGCACACCGGGCCGGGGCGTGCCTACTACTGCGTGCGCGCCAACGGCGACTGGTTCAAGGCACGGCTCGACGGGGAGCACACCCAATGAGCACCGTCGCCATGGACGCGGTGATCGTCCCGCCCCATCCCTTCTTTGACTTCAACGACGCGCCCGACCGCATCGAGCGGCGCCACGACAAGGACGATCTGCGCAATCGCCTGCTCGATCAGCTCGAAGCCGTGCTGATGTACCTGTTCCCGCGCGGCAAACGCCAGGGCACGCGCTTCGTGGTCGGCAATGTGCAGGGCGATGCCGGCGACAGCCTGGTAATCGAACTCGAAGGCCCGAAGCGCGGGCTGTGGATCGACTTCGCCACCGGCGAATCCGGCGACGTGCTGGCGCTGTGGGCAGCGGTACGGGGTTTTGCGGTACCGCGCGACTTTGGGGAACTGCTGGATGACGTGGGCGATTGGCTGGTGGTGCCGGGCAGTTTGATCCCGGCGCCGACCAAGTCGTCCACCGCCCATGACACGCTTGGCCCGCACACAGCGAAGTGGGACTACCGCAGCACCGACGGCGCGTTGCTGGCCTGCGTGTACCGCTACGACACACCCGAGGGCAAGCAATACCGGCCGTGGGATGTCGCCTCCCGCCAGACGCGGATGCCTGACCCGCGCCCGCTCTACCATCTGCCTGAGGTGGCAAAGACAAACACCGTCGTGCTGGTCGAGGGCGAGAAATGCGCCGACGCGTTGATGCACATCGGAATCATTGCCACGACTGCCATGGGTGGCGCCGCAACTGCCATCGACAAGACCGACTGGTCGCCGCTTGCTGGCAAAACCGTCATCGTCTGGCCGGACAATGACGAGGCCGGCGCCAGGTACGCCAACGCGGTAATCCCGAAATTGCTGGCCATCGGGGCACGGGTCCGGCGCATCCACGTACCCGAGGACAAGCCGCAGAAGTGGGATGCCGCCGATGCCGTGGCCGAGGGCGCCGATGTTCATTCTCTGCTGGCCAACGCGATCCCGGTCGCCAACAGACAGTCCCGCCAACCGTTCGAGATCACGCAGTGGCGAGCCTGCAAACGCTTCACCGGCGAGCCGCAACCCCGTCGCTGGCTGATCGAAGGCGTGTTCCCGCTCGCCCAGGCCGCGCTGGTGGCGGCCGGTGGTGGTGTCGGCAAGTCCTTCCTACTGCTGGCACTGGCGCGCGAGGTCGCCGCCTTCGATGGTGTCTGGGCCAATGCGCCGACCCTGTTTGGTGGCGTGCTCGCCGGCTACGGCGTGGCGATCTATGTCACCGCCGAGGACGACGCCATCGAAGTGCACAACCGGCTGAACACGCTGGGGCCGATCCCCGACCGGCTCTATGTGCTGCCGTTGCCTGATGCCGGCGGCGCCGTACCGCTGTTCGCGCCCGATCCGGCCACCAGAGGCCCCTCGACCACGCAGGCATGGCTGGCGCTCGAACAACAACTGACCGCCCTGGCCGGGCTGCGGCTGGTCGTTCTCGATCCGCTCCAGCCGCTGTGTGCGCTGGATCTGAACGTGCCGGAGAACGCCCAGTTCGTCTGCTCCCGGCTGGCTGCGTTGGCGGCCAGCACCGGTGCCTCAGTGATCGTCTCCCACCACTTCGCCAAGCGC